AATAAGTTGGAGTATTCCAAGCTATTCCACCCTCATCTAATGCTGATTCCTGGTTATTATCATAAACCACGGAAATTTTATATTTATATGTGTGATTTTCAAGTATTCCAGGATTTGAGCCAGAATCAGAAGGAGTACCTATTCCTTGATAGGAAAATCCTACAGGTAATTTCGGTATAGCATTTTCATCATAGAAATAACCTTTGAATGTATGTTCTACATAATCATCATCAGCATTATTTCTGTAAGTTGGAAATTTTCTATCTATATACCCATACCACCCTGGAGATTTATCTGTACCCATAGGGAATCTTAAAACATTATCGTGTATTTTAATATCTGCATCAGTTCTGTCTTCTGTAAAATTTTTAATATCTTCTAATGCTGTATCTGTGTATATATTAAAAGCATCACTATTACTCTCAATGCCTCCAGACACTATTTTAATCCTATAATTATCTGCTGGTGTTCCAGGAGGTATTTGATAGGTAAAGGTTCCGTCTGGATTACCAGAAGTAACTAAAGCATCCCCTATCTGAGTTAAATCAGATAGGGTGCTATGATTTGGACCTGCTACGAGGTAAATATCAACTGTTATTTCGTCAGTTAGTTGACCCTCATAATATGTATCTCCAGTTTCTGCCATTAGTTAGTCTGTGATGTCCATTCAACAGTTACTGTATCTCCAAAATACTGTTCTGAACCATTCGCAGGACTTGTGACTGTTATTGATGCTAATGAAGACTTAATAGTAAAATATTCTCCGTAAGCAAACATATCGTCATCAGTATTAGATGTTACCTTTATTCTATAGTTAACACCTGCTGGAATAGGTGTGCTACCAGGTCCTAATGTGTCAAGGTCTATACCAGAAACAGTAAAGGTTCCTGTGCCAGATGTGGCAACAGATGCCGATATAGTTGTGACTGTTCCAGTTGAGCTTATAAGCTCCATTTTAGCAGTACCACCAAAATCAGTATCCATAACTTGGAATGATTGACTTAACCCAGTATCATTATTATCATATGAGCCATCAGCATTAAATCCAGCTCCCATCCTTACATTCATATCGCCTCCCATCGGTATAGCTACTGGAGCAACTCCTGGCTCTGATGAATAAAGCATCAGCCAAAATCCTCCAAAATCTACACCAAGTGTTTTTTGTATTGCAAGTAATTCTATAGAAGCATCAGATAATAATCTTCCGTTACCTGCTTCTGCTCCATCTAAGTTTGTTGGAATAGTTATATCAGTTGAAACTGTACCAGCATTATCAACTATTGGTAACTCTAAAGCAACATTTACAGCATCTTCACCTAAGAAATTTAATATAGGTGTAACTGTTCCATATGTCGCAATTAATGCATCACCATCTGGTCTAACATATATTGTTGATGCATCTGCATTTATTAAAGTTCCATTATCTAAAGCTTGGATAGTTATTAAAACTTGTTTATTGCCAGTTATAGGATTAGATAAAGTCTCTGGTGTAAAACTTACTGACCAGCTACTTGTTACTGTGACAGTTAATTCACTTGCAGTTCCTTCGCCTTGACCATCGTCATCTAATGTTTCTACAATTAATTTAAAATCTGTAGCATCTGTTACAACATCCGATGAAGCTGTACCTGTGACTGTAACAGTCTCATCTGCCTCAAAACTCTGACCACTTGATGGACCAGTGATATTAATTTCTCCCATAACTCCATATTCACCTTCTTCACTTGTATTGTCACCATCAATCATATTTCTAACCTGGAATATTCCAGTTACCTTGTCTGTACGAAGAACAGTATATAAATCACCAACTGCTGGTGGACCTCCAGAATGTATTCTTTTATTAAATTCTGATGAGCCTCCTATTTTACCTATTCTATTCTTTTTTGCCATTTTAAGTGTGCTACCTACTGTGTTTTGTGCTAAATCATTGGCTGGTTTAGTATATCCAGAACCATTATTAATTCTAAATAAATCACCTGGTTCTAAATAGCCATTCTTAGCTTCAAACAAACTTCCACCTCTTGACAGAGCTGTAGAGACAGTCTCACCGTAAGATGGAGTGTATTCAAAATATGCCATTTTTATCTCCTAAATTGTTGTTATTTTAAAAATTCGGTTATTTACTGAATCGTACCCTACCCATAAATGTCTATCTTGTTCTGGGTCTGGGTCTTTCCATCTTACTATTTTAGTGATATTCACATTATCAAAAAATGCTTTTATCGCTCTTCCTTCTCTTTTTTTAACTATACCTGGACTAAATAAATCAAGATTTTCACAAACAGTACATTCCCCAGCCTGTAACAATTCTGGGTTTGCCTCTGTATTTAACCATCCAGTTTGTGGTATTTCTATTTGCCTACCCATTTATAGGTTTCCCACTTGTTAATGCTACTTTATTGTTTAATACAGTTATTGCTTCCATAGCTTTATTTTTCGCTACATCAGACCTACCCATTTTATTATCATTTTTCCAAAGAATAGCCTCAGCTAAATTTATAAGTATATGATGTAAAGGCTCCATTGTATCGAACCCTCCCGATGAGTGTCTATTACCAATAATTACTTCAGTATCAGCAGTTACATCGGATGCCAACATTTTTCTTGGTCTTGTTCTAAAATGTACCCTCACAGCATCCCAACTATCTGGGAATACTCTAAGACCACCGAATGTTACTGGATAATTTTCATCACTTATACTAATACCTTCTGCTGTCCAATGAACAGCTATAGGATGCTCTATTGATGGTTTACTATATGAGTTATCTATAACTTGATTATATTCAGAACTACTAATAACTGCACATTTAACATAATCAGAGGTAGCAGTATCTCTTCTTTCTACACGAAAAACATCATCTAAGTACCATTGACCATTTAATATTTTATATTCTGGTTCTGGTGTATAATCATCATAAGCAATATTATCTACAAACAAACTACTATCAAGCATACTCCATAATTCTATTAAAGCTGTATTGATAGCATCAAGTTTCTCATCTTGCGAAAATAAAGTATCAGCACTTGATTCATCACATCTATATCTTAAACTTTGTATAACTTCAGTAATTGTCATCTAAACTCCAGTTAATAGAGGGAGCCGAAGCTCCCCCTATATTTTAATTAACTACTTATTAAGCATAAGCAGAAGGACCACCTACTATGGCACCCTGCATCCTTGGATTAGTACAAGTTAATTGACCCATCCAGAAGATTTTTGCAACCATTGCATCAGAATCTTCTCTTTTCTTAAAGCCATCAAAAGAAAAGTTTCTTTTGTTATGTACTTTAAAGTCAAGGTAACGAGTATTTAAGAAAATCATCATACCGTCTGGACAATGAGAATCTACTACCACAGAAGCTCCACGAAATGCTAAGTTTTGGAAACCTGCATCAGCAAGTTGTTGATTACCAGCAAATCGTTTATTAGCTTGTAAAGCACTTTCATATGCATCATAGATAACATTTGTTGTAACAATTAAGTCTGGAGCATCATTATCAATAGTTAACTCAGAATACATTTGAGTCATTTTTTTAATAATGTGAGCTGTTCCATTTGTTACAGCAATAAGTTCATCCCAAGTACAAGCTGTAGTTACTACATCAGAACCTGTAGCAAAAGATGCCATTTTAGAATCCCACCAAGCACCACCGTTTCCAGCAGAACCATCTTCAGTAGAATCAATGCCACCTAATGTTCTATTATAAGAAATAATAGAATTATTGACTCCACCTGGTGAATGCCAAAAGGCAGTTGAATTACCATCAGCCATATCAATTAAAGCTGTATCATCATATGCTGATGAAGCTTGTGTTCCAGAACCAATAAGAGAAGTAAATGCACCTGTGTTAGGTCCGTCTGTATCAAATAAGTGAGTACCAAATAAATCTTTTAAAGATTTTTCAGCATTCTTTAATTTTGATTTTAATAGACTTAACACCTGTGAATCACCCATATTTTTATGTTCTTCTTCACCAGATATAGTAATACCTGCCCAAGCTTGAGTCCAATCCCACTCAGCACTTGTTACAATCTCTGTATTAGCAGTTGTTAATGTATCATAACCACTATAGAAACCTTGAGAAGCATTTTTACCGTACTCTATTGGTGTAATAATCTTTTTACCACCATCTAACTTTTCAGCATTTTTAAGTAATTTAAAAGTTAAAACATTGGAGTTAAAAATATTATCAACCAGAACAGGTATAAACTTATCTCTTGTCAAAGCAGTCAAGTTATTATAGTTTAAAGCCATTTAAATATTCCCCTTTCGGAAATTATTCGAAATACTTGGCTATTTCTGGGTCATCCATATTGACATTTTTATAGTCATTAGCTATTCTATGAGGTGTTTTTTCTTTCGTTGCACCTATAGATTTAGTCTGAATAACCTTGCCAGTATTTCTTTGTTTATTTTGTTCCAGTTTTTTATAGTGTTCTAACTGTTCTTGAGCATTGTCATAATCCCAGAATTTAAAAGCTTCTGAAAAATCAGATAAACCTCTATCATTCATAAATTGAAGAAATTCAACTTGAGATTTCTCATCTTTTAACTGTTCATTTTCAGCGACAAATTGATTGAATTGTAATTCTAAAACATCAGTTTTTTTATCAAGCTCTATTTCATTAACCCTTGATTCTAAACTTTGTAGTTTATCTGGGTTTTGAGCATTAACTGGTGCATCTGTTGATTCTTTAATCTCCTCTAATGCTTCAAGACCGTTAAGTCCTAAAGAATTAATAGAATTTTTATCATCACCAAAATATTCAATCATATGATTTCTAAAATCTTCATCACTGCTGACTTTGTCCATCAGTTTACTCCACTTTGCAATACTTTGAGCTTTTTCAGTATTTGACTTTTGCCAGTTAGACATATTGTCAAAAGATTTTCTCCATTGAGAAATTTCGTCAATCTCTATATATCTTTGTTGGTCATCGTCATACAACTTCCATTGTTCATCAGTATTGCTCTCCGTCACTTCCTGGTTACTTGATTCTACAGGTGTACTGTCAGAATCTTTCGCTTCTTGAGTCGGACTTGCATCTATATCATCTCCAGATAAAGATGCTTTTTCTTCTTCCGAGATTTCTATCTCGTTAAACGGATTAGGCATTTAGACACTCCTTTCGTAGTTGGTCTTATCTAATCAAATTTTTTATGAACGAAGTTTACTGCCACTTGATTCTGTGACAGCAGGTCTTCCAATACCTTTTGTAGCTGTTCTATGTCTAATTCTTCTTCCAGTATTTACCCAGGACCTTGTTCTCATATTATAAGTTTGTTCATTTATAGTATGTCCTGTAGCTCCAACAGAATCCAAAGACCCTCTAAAACCTCCAGTTTCTAACTGTTTAGTTATATCTACATTATCAGAAACATAGTCTGCACCACCTTGTTTACCTTTATTATGTGGTCCAGAACTTTTAAATTTACCTTTTTTATAACTTAGGCTCATTTTTAGCAACTCCTCTCATTAAATGTTCTTTAGCCATTGCGACTAATTGTGGATTGTTTTGATTCATAGCACTCTGGATACATTCATTAGTAACTCCATCATATCCATTCATTTCGCACCACTGTCTTAATGTACTAACCCCTCTTTCTCTAAGAGGTTGGTCTTGTTTCTCTTCTGGTGCTGTGCCTTCTAATTCCATTACTCTAACTCCATAATTAATTCTTCTAATCTATTAAATCTATCATCTAACTTAGTTTCAATCTTTGCTTGACCAATTTTTAAATCAACAATACTATCTTCATTAACCTTTACCCTTTTAATCGTCTTAGATTGCTCTTTTTCAACAGTTTCTATCTTAGTTTGAGTTGAACCCTGGGTAAATACAAAGGTGCCTATTATAGTGGCTCCTGTCAATATTGTTCCTAAAGATATTTTTTTGTCAATCATTACATCTCTCCTTGTGGTGGTTCACCAAATCCAGAAGCATCCCTTAATCTCATTTTAGCATTCATAATCTCATCTGGGTCAGTTGACTGTTCTAAAGTTTGTTGGTCTTGTTGCATTGCCATCATTTGTTGTTGTTTAATAGCTAAAATCTCTTCAAGTATTTCTTTAGATATATCTTTCTGTGTCCATCTCCAGAATTGCTCTGGTGATAATAATCCCATTTGGAAGAAATCTAATGCCTGGTCAATTCTCGAAGCTCTTGATTCTGGCATAGATGAACCTGGTACATACTTAAAGTCCATATCTGGGTCTAAAAGATAAGGAGGTACTTGACTAAAATCAAACCCTGTTCCTGCCTCATTGTACTTTCTGATAGTAATGTTTTCTTCATAATTATTTCTAAGCATTTGTAAAGTCTTACGATATATATCAATAACAGCATCTGAACCTACTTCTCTCTCTTTTACTCTTATAACTTGTTGAGAAGCTTCCTGTAATTGAGCAATAGCTCTTGAAGCTGTTACACCACTTGGGTTTCTACCTTGTGTTATATCGTGTATTCCAGATACTGTATCAGTCATCTGCTGAAAACTTTGTAACATTGGTAATGTGGAAGATGATATATTACCAGCAGACAATCTTTCAACTCTTTCGTGAGGTCCTCCTATATAATAGATTTGTCCAGGTTTATCACTTGGTCTATTTTGAGGTGTTTTTGCCATAGATTTAGACATAACCATAGCAGGATTACCGTGATATATAATATTATCCACACTTTGACTTAATAATATAGCTGTTCCTACAGCAAGTGATTCAACTATTTCTGGTTCTCCTTTACCCCAGAAATGATGCTCATCTTGGTAGTTTTGGAACATAACTAATGGTATTTCCTGGTAAGGTGATAATTCTTTCTGTAATAATACATTTCCTGCCCAGGTAGCTACATATAGCTCATCACCCTCATAATACCAAGCTTCTTTTAGTAGTGTTTGACCACCACCATATGAAGCATCTGAAGCTCCTCTACTATTTACATCAAGTGGAGAATCAGTATGTACATTATCCTCTAATCCTTTTGGAATACCGTCACCATCAATGTTTTCTTTTCTTATAAAACTTCTATACTCATCTAATCTACCTTCTGATTTAACATACTTTCCATTCTCATAATCTCTTTTTATTTCATCTATGTATGTAGGAGTCGCAAATACAAGGCATTTTAATTCTTTTAAATTAGTTGCTAATGGGTCGACAAATACTGAATATATATCTGGAACACTGTAATCTACCATTCCGTCTTTATAGCATACTTTTAGGAAGCCATTTCCATATATTAATCCATCTCTTTTCATACCATTTATAGCTCTTACACATTTAGCTTTTTCCATCTCTGATTCAACAGCTTCTTGACCAGTTCTTGCTGATTGAACTTGCTCTTCTCTTTTAGGCATAATATCTACCTTTGGAAATCTATCAGTTAGAATAGCATAAATAGTCTCCACTATAGAATGGACTGTATTTGCTACAACTCTGGACTTATATTTAGGTAATTTAAATGGTTTTAGAAACTCACCGTTATACAACTCCTCATTTCTTCTCCATCTATTGACTTTATGTTGACGAGCTTTCTTAAACTCTTCAAATTTAGTCTCTAACTTCTTTACAAATTTTCTTTCTGATTCATCTGGACTGTAACCAGCTTGGTCCTTTATAGGGACATCTGTATCCATATCATAATCTTTAATCGCCAAAGTTATATCTCCATTCGTTTTCGTTTGGTAGTTCCATTAGCTTGTTAATATCTCTCTGTAGTTTAGGCACTTTTTGTACAGGTTTATTTGGTACCTGTGTATGAGTCAGTGCATATCTACAAGCATCCACACTATGGTCTTCCAGGGTAGTATCAATATCCTCTGGATTCTTTTCATCTCTTACCATCTGTGGTATAGTTCGTATCAAGTTCGGACAAGTTCCTTTTATTATGTAAAAATTAGGCTGTTTCTCTTTAGTAAAATGCATTAATTGAGCCATATTTCTCCAACCATTAACTCTACTGTTATTGGCTGGTACTGTATTTGGTGCATACTGTTCGATAACATTTGCTATTGATTTATCTGTATGCATCTGAGTAGCTGGATTATTCCAGGACATTGGGTTTCTCGCCCACATACTTGGGTCAGCAAGAGTCATATCTATATCTTCACCTTTCGATAAATCCATAATCTCTTTTCCCCATTCAGCAGGATGCTTCTCAGTGCCATATAATTCCCTATAAAAGAAGACTTTATTATCGTGAGTAACCTCACACCATAAAGCACAAAAAGGATTCGCATATCCCCAATCTACACCAATGAATCGCTTATTATGACTACTTCCATATCCTCTACCTCTTGCTTCTGCATCAGTAAGAGTATGAACATCTGGATGAAACTCTACAAAGTACTGACCAGCGAACACATCCCAGTCACCTTTTCGCCAGGCTGAACGGAGTGGCTCTGGTAAACTATCCAGGAATCGCACATATTCTGGGTCTGCATCGATAAGAGTAGGATTATCATCAATAGTCGCTGGTATAAAGATTCTATATCTATCAGATAATTTATCTCTAAAAGCTTTTCTTGGTTGATGTCCTTCAACAAATCTACCCTTTACCCAGGAGTGTCCTTTACCACCTGGATTTGCTGTACAAAACACTTGTGGTTCTACTCCTATTGTTGACCTACAACTTGATAACAATTTCAAATAGCTTTCTTCATCTGGTATCTGAGTTAGCTCTTCAATCAGCATCCTCTGATACTCGTGACCTTGGTACTTTGTGTAGGCTTGTTCATCTCTTAAATGTCCAGTCCTTATCACTGCACCACTGGGAAACTCTATCTTAGTCGGTTTCCCTGTAAACTTTGCATTGGTGTAAATCCGTCTGGCACGGTCAAGCCAATCAGACAAATCATCAGCAGTCCTACGAATAACAAGACCACGGAAGAGAGGATTAGCAGTCTCTTTAAGCATCCATACAATCCCTGCATCAGTCTTACCACCACCTCTTGCACCACCATATAAAATCTCATAGCAATCTGAAATAGATAAGGCATATGTTTGAGGTCCTTTGTGTGGTTCCCATAGTACATTCACTCCTTATCACTTTCTTTCTGATTTGGCATAAATACGAAGCCTACATCATTACCTGTCTCCATCTTAACCTCTTGAGCTTTCAATGTAGGTATTAGCTTGTCTGCTATAATCTTTGCACAGCTCATTGCCTCTTTATGCTCTTCCTTGGTACCCAGGCTTTTGGCAATACTGAATATCTTCTCTATTACCTTCGGTGCATCTGGGTTGTCTCTAAATTTATCGATGATAGCTATCCCCTTCTTGGGTCTACCTCCAGGATTACCAGATTTTCCTTTCTGGAATTGCCCTGTTTTTGTCCTGTTTTGAGGTTGAGCTAATTTCACTATCTATAGCTTCCTGTTCGTTTAGCTGTTAATCTATCCATAGCCTTCTCATTAGCTTTCTTCTGGTTATATCCTGTATCAGAGGGATGCTCACCACTTACAAATGCTCTGTATAGCTCTGGGATTGATTTTGGAGTACTCCCACCCAAGGCATATTTATTTTCTTCTAACCAATTAATAAATGCTCTTGAATCCTCTGGTGATATTTTATCTTTAACTTGAGCTCCTTTCCATTCCCTGTTACCTAATCCGTGCTTATTGATATGATTTACGATAGCATCAAAGTGCTTGTCTTTATCCATAATTGGTCTATCTTGGTCCCAGTATTCATCTGGCATTTTATCTTCTACATCAAAGTTTTTATCTACCATACTTAATTTATTGGTTCTAATTCTTGCAAGTTCATCTCTTACCTTATTTTCAGATGGCATAAATCTTTTTTCATCAAGATTCTCTAAAACATAATCATACTCTCTTGGGTCTAAATTTTCTTTAAGAAATTCAACATCTTTACCAGCATTTGCTTTTTGTTCAGCTATCATTTGAATCATATCTCTTATATCTTCTGTTGGAGCATCTTTTCTGGTACCGTCATAAACTGGTCTCCCATCGTTGTCCAGGATAGTTGAAACCTTCTTGGCTACTTCCTCTGACCTCTCTGCTTTAACTCCTCCTCCAGGGTCATCACCACGAGTTCTATCATCTCTTAATCTGGCATAGCCTAATGTATAATCAATCTTATCATCTAATAAATTTTTGTTATATTCATCTACCTCTTCAGCAGTCATAACCTGTCCTACTTTACTACCTGTAAAATGTTTATTTGCTGATGATGTATCCACCACATTTTCCATACCAGTTTCACCACCAGGTATCAATCTTTGTAAAAATGCTCTTACTCCCTTGCTCTTACCTTCCTTGGTATCCTTCTTTAAGTATCTTGCATCCTTACTGGGTACATATACTGTTTCTCTCTCTTGTAATTTTTTATATTCTGACATAGTGTATCCTTATGGTTAGTTCTATTGGTACCTTTGTGCTAATTTTTTAAGTATTTTTCTTTTCTTTCTTTTAGGATTAGATTTAGGTCTATTAACATTAACTACTTCACCTCTATTATCTCCTGCTCCACTTGAATCTTCAACTCCACCAGACATTAGTTTATCTCCTTATAAGCATTCTTGATAGCTCTCTTGATGCTTCTCTTAGCTTTTTTATTTTTAGGGTCTATCTTCATACCCTCTTCTAATCCTCTCTGATACCCCAGGTCATAAGCCTCTCCTATTCCCTGCTGTATAATGAAATTAAATCTTGGGACCTTATTTACAAACCAGATTAACATTCTGTCTATATATCCAGGCTTTTTAGTTTCTGTCTTTGTCATAGGATTCTAACTCCTCATCATCATCTGGTAAGCCAAATTTATTCATATGGTCATCATAATTATCCCAATTATAGGCTTGTTCTGTATCTTCTATAGTATCATTTTCTGGTACTTTTTGTTCAACTTTTTCAACAAAATAGATAGAATCATAGATTTTTTTAGTGTGTTTATTAGCAAAAAAGATGGCTGAAATTGTAATTCCAAACCCTAAAAATGTACCAAAAATAAGTAAAAATACTTCTATCATCGTATAAATTTAGAGAATAATTTGAGAAAATATTGCTGTATTTAAAAATAACTTGACTTATTGTTTTTGAGCCAATTTATAGCCATTTAGCCAATATTTATGTTTTGCGACCTTAAATATTAAAGTTTCGTAATTCTAAGTATTTTCGATATTTTATAACGAGAAAATTCCTGGAAATATTTTTCTTGTTTTATTTAATTATATTTTGTAGACACGAGAGCCAGAAATACCTTAAAATATTAAGTGTAAAAAAAAGTATTGTTTAATTAAAAAAGTTTTCCGAACTTTGTTTTGTGTATTGTTTTAAAAAATAAAAATAAAGGAATCAGAAATGAAAAATACAAATACTAAAACTAAAAAATCTCCAGCAGTTAAATTTACTGAAAAAAACTGTACTGGATTAAATGATAAAAAATTAAGAGCTGTTAAGCACTTAGTGAAAAATACTGACATTAACATTACTAATCTTAAAGGTTACAAAAATCAAAACTCATTAAGAAGTGAAGTTGATGAAGTTGCAGGTACAATGATTGGTGAGAATCTTGTAGGTGATAATTTCTACGGTAAGTTTAAATTGAGTAGAATTATTGGTGAGACTGGTTATATCTACAGAGATGAAGAAGAAGAGGCAATTAAAAAGAAAGTAGCCAAATATAATAACAAGGGTAAATCTAAAGCATTTAACTTAATGGGTGAGGATGAGGCTCATCATAGATGTATCTTAACTATTAAACAGGCTATCCTTAAAAAGGAATGTGAATCTTACTATAGTGA